GCCGTTCATCCGAACGAATTCGATTGGAGCGTAATTTGGTGGATCTCCGAACAGATGGAGTCTCTTATACAGGACACCAGTGCCTTGCCGGAAATACGGGCCTTCTTAGTATCCTCTGAACTACAAAGAATCCAGTTGAGGAATACACCTTCATCCGATGCCGGGCGGAGGAGAGAACTCCTCCAGGCACATCTCACCACCAAACTAGGTGGTTTGCGCAGTAGCGGCCATTACTCAGCTTCTATCGGTAGCGCTGGGGAGATCTGCGTCGAAGAGTCGTTCACCGAGGCCGCCCCGCAGTCATCGCCCCTACCTTCCTTACAACCTTCTGGAGGAATCCCCTCCATCCCAACGAAACCGCGTCAGACTCACAATATGGCATACCGACCACGCCAGACTGGCAAGCAATTGATCACATGGCAAGGTTTCCTGGCTGGCGCCATTTGCGGCACCTTCATAGTTGGATTGATTTCGTTCATTTTTCTTCGACAACAGACTCCCCCACCCACTGAAACCGGGGCGCCTCATTCATACAACTTCAAATCTACTGATGAAGCCCTTTTTATGATAAGAGAGGCAGCGGACTATTTGGACGAGAAGATGAAGCAAGTGCCGGGCAGCAAGGGGATTTGATTCGGAAACCGAACTAGGATCGTCGGGGAAATCATGAGTGGTCAAATCAAACGTCGACCGGACGGGAGCGCGGTCCCACCGGTGAGGCACCCTTCGACCGAAGGCTTGGGTGACCGAAGTCCGGTCACCCACCCAGTAGGTCCACGACTCCTCATAGGTTTGGTGATCGCCATGATCGCAGATGTATTGGATATCTCGTCCCCTATGTTGTCGGTCGGCAGTGATTTGGTTACGGCCGTTCTCCTGTCCGTCGTCTTTGGACCTCGTTGGCAGACGATTTTGGTGCTTGTTCCTGAAGTCTTCCCAATGACATCCGTCTTCCCCACCTGGGTCATCCTGGTGTTCTACCTCGCCGGCATTAAGCGCCCATCAAAGAGAGCATGAAGCAGGAAGCAATAAGCAGGACGCGACTGAGACAGAACCCAAAGCATCACAGGAGATCGTCGAACAGGCCCGGCTGGAACGGCTCCAGCGCCGCCTGCTCGGCTGTGAAGAAGTCCTTCTTCGTCTTGCCGCGCTTCCGGCCCTCGCGGGTGTGACAGTCGTATGCGTAGGCGGGGATGGGCACGTAGTCGCCGCCTTGGCGCAAGTCATCGGCCAGCGTGTCCGGATCGAGCCCGGCCATCTGGTCGTAGACGAAGTTCTGGAGGTGGTCGGCGTCCCGGCTCTTCTTGGCTAGGCAGAGCAAGATCACCGCTTTGGAGATGAAGATGCGGCCACGGTGCTGCTTGGCCGGTAGTCCCTCGTTCACGGCTTGGTAGCCGTCGTGCAGGGCTTTCACTTCCAGGGTGAGGATACCCCAGCAGTCCTCCGCGCTCACCGTGAGGAGGCGCTTCCAACAATACTTGCCGAAGCCGCTCTCCCAAAGTTCCAGCGCCCAGTATCCTGCCAGCTTCGCGTCGGCGCGGCGGATGGCTTTCTGCATAGCGGAAGAAACTTCGCTGAACTGGTAGCCGCGTTTGGTGCGGAGTTGCATCGGGTCTGTGGGGATCAAGTGAGGGTGGTGTTGCATGGAAAGAGCCTCGTCACCGTGGGCGCGTGGTTCCATCCGTGAGGGTCACCATTTTCCGGCAGGCGGCCCCGGGAGTCGCGGTGAAAGGAGGGTGTCCGAGGGTGCGGGGAAAATGCGGAATGCGGAATGCGGAATGCGGAGTTCGGAGTTCGGAGTTCGGAGTTCGGAATGCGGGTTGTGTTAGGTGAGGTGAATGGATTGCCGGCGCGGGGCGTGGATGGCCACCCGTTCCTGGCTCTTGTAATCCTCGAAGCTGATGTGGGACTTCCACTTGCGCTTGAGGTGGCGCTTCTCGGTGGCGATCCGGTCGGCGGTGCGGAACAGGGAGTTGCCGCCCAGGTTCTTGTCGCGGTCCTGGACGAAGCAGAACCGCGCCTCGTTCCAGACCAAGCGTTGATCGAGGAGTTCCTGGAGCGTGGCGTCGATGTCGCACTTGCATTTGAGGAGTTCGTCCCACTTCGGCATGGCACCCGCCTCATCCCGCACCACGCCCACGGCTCCGCCCACCCAGTGGTTCACGCCGAATGGATCGTTGCGTTGGAGGAGCCGGGGATCGCTCCGCTGATGCCAGCCGAAGAGACGGGCTCCGGCTCCACGGGCGCACCATGCCGCGTTCGTGATCATGGCGAGGGTTTCCTCCGGGCTCAGCTTGCGACAGCGCAGGCTCACCATGCAGACGCAGGCGGTGATGTCGTCGTCGAGCATCACGATGGCGTCCTCGTTGAAGTGGCCGAGGATCCAATTCCGCACGGCCGACACGCCCGTCACCGAGTCCGGGATCGTGGCGCGTTCGGGAAGCGGGATGGCGGCGTAATCAGCCGCCTCGCTTTCCGGTACGACGAGCGTGGCCGAGGGGAACAGCTTGTGGCTGGTCATCGTCCGCGCCCGGCTGCGGCTCAGGATCACCAGCCGAAGCTTCAGTGGGCGGAGTTCCGGCCACAGGGCAGTTAGCGGCGGAGCGCTGGCAGAGTTGGAGCAGTCGTTTTCCATGAAGCACTCTCCCGATCCCGATCTTCTTGGTGGTGCGGGTGATCGAGTAATCCACCTCGCGCACGCCCATGAGCTGGAGAGCGAGCATCCAGTCGCGCAGGTCGTGGAACATGAAGACGAGGTAGTCGTGGTGCTCGAAGGCTTGGCATTCCATGCGCGGAATCGGCTCGATGTCGTCCGCCGGATCGTCCTCCTCGAATAGCTTGCGGATCTCGTCCTCCATGAACCCGGTGAGTTCGAGGTCGAAGGCGGGATCAGCCTCCTCGATTTGCCTAATCAGTTTGCGGAGTTCGTCCTCGTCGAGCTCGGCCAGTTCCGCGAGGCGGTTGTCGGCCAGGAGATCAGCGAGCTCTTCGGCTTCGGAGCCGTAAGCTTGTTCGTCCACCGGCACGGTTTCGCAGCCGAGGAGAAGGGCGGCTTCGAGCCGTCCATGCCCGCGCACGACGAGACAGCTGCGCTTGGACACGGTGATCGGATTGCGCCAACCCTGGTCTTGAATGATCGAGGCGAGCAGCTGAATCTGGTGGGCGCTGTGCCGGTTCGGGTTGGCCGGGTTGGGCCGGAGCGTGTTCGGATCAACGAGGGCCGTGTGGGCGCAGTGGACGGGGATGCTCACCGGGGCGAGCGGGGTGTCAACGCGGGGCTCCCTCCGTTGACGCCTGGGCCAGAGCAAGATGGACCCCTCTCTCCCGCCCGACGTGGCCCGCAAGCTCCTGCACAAGGATCTGGCGAACCTGGTGAAGCGCGTCCACGAGGGGAAGAAGCTCACCCGCGCGGAGCGGTCCATGCTCCAGAATTTGGCCGGAGCCACCGAACCCGCATCAGGCGGTGGTCCTTCCCACGCCCGCAACTACGTAGAGCTGGCCAGCATCCTCGGGGTGACCCGGCAAGCCATCGGCCAATGGCGACGGCGCGCGGATTCTCCCCAGCCAGCGGCGAACGGTCTGCATGAAGTGGAGGCTTGGCGGGAGTTCATGCGCCGTCACCAGCTCAAAGGTTCTGAGCCGCCGGTGACTGACGAGGAGACCAGCCTCAAGGCCCGCAAGCTCCTGGCCGAGGTGGAGGACCGCGAGTTGCGCGTGGCGGTGCGCAAGGAACTTTACGTGCCCATCGATCTGGTGAAGCTGGAATGGACCACGCGCGTCGGCCGGGCCGTGGCTTTGTTGCGCAACAAACTGGAATCAGAGTTGCCGCCCATCCTGTCCGGGCTCGATGCCACCGGCATTCAGGACGAGCTCCGAAAGGTCATTGACGAGGTGTTAGGCATCCTGCACGAGGGCGATGGCGCAGCATGAGGTGATCGATCAGATTTGGCGGGATTGCTGGCGCCCGCCCGATCGCCGTCCGCCCTGGGCTTGGGCGGAGGAGCACATCCACGCGATTCCCTATTCGCCAGTTCCTGGCCGGTTCCGTGCCGACAACTCCCCCTGGCTCAAGGAACCGCTCGAAGCCCTGGTCGATCCCAAGGTGCGCATCGTGTCGGTGATCGCTTCGGTGCAGTCCTCGAAAACCACCATCGGCGAGATCGGCCTGTGCTACATCATCGCCAACCTGCCCGGCCCGACGCTCTGGCTCGACCAGACCGACGATGACGCCCGCGACCAGGCCGAGAGCCGGATCGGCCAGCTCTTCGAGGATTGTCCGCCGGTGAGAGCGCTCTTTCCGCGCAACCGGCACCGGATGAAGACGGCCATCAAGCACTTCTCCAACGGCATGACGCTCTGGGTGTTGGGGGCCCACAACCGCACCAATCTTCAACGTCGCTCGATTCGTTGGCTAGTCGGGGACGAGACATGGCGGTGGCCTCCCGGCCACATGGCGGAAGCTGAGGCCCGGGTCACAGCGTTCGGGTGGCTCGGCAAATGCCTCTTTCTCTCCCAGGGCGGCGAGGAGCATGACGACACCCACCGGAAGTTCGACACCACCGATCAGCGCGAGTGGACCTTCCAATGCCCCGAGTGCGAACTGCGCCAGCCCTGGAAATGGGAGAACGTGGAGTGGAGCAAAGAGGCCCGGGACGACACCGGCGAATGGGACTTC